TAATTTTGGTATTTTATTGTTAAATAATGATGAAATATATTCTATTGAATAAGTTTTTCCATATTTTTCCTCTAACATTATTTGTACATCTTGATTTTGGACACCTTCAATTTTACTAACCATAATATCATATAACATTGGCTCTTTAAACTCTAAGGCCGCATCTGCTATATTTTCAAAATCAACTAATATCCAATAAATATTTTTTATTATATCTTCAGAATAAACAGTTTTTAATTTTGAATAATTCTGCATAAAAGCCGCAACATGATGCCAATTTTTAAAATCCAAATATAAATCCCAATCAATATCATGATTTGAATTCGACATAAAACTTTGTATTTGAATTGGTTTTCTATATGCTGTTTTTACTAAATATTGGGTTTGTGATAAATCAATTATCATTTGATATACAATATAATTTTTTACGGGTAAAGCACGTAATTTTGTAATTTCAGCTCTAATTTGAGCTAAAAAAGGTATTTCATCTATATCCTTTTGGGTTATGCTTACTTTTGGAGATAGTAGCATATTTTTGTCATCGCGCATCAATTGATAAACGCCATCTTCTCCATTTTCAAATTTAGATACTAAACCTTCAAAGCTAGTTTCTCTTTTATTTACTGTTGCCATCCTATTATCAGTTAATATTTTTTTTTCTTTTCTTTCTATTTTTTCCATACAATTTATTAAATAGTCCGATAGGGTCTCTAAATTTTTTGGAGTGAGATTATCCTTGTTTTCTTCACAGATTTTATCCACAATCTCTTGTCGTTCTGACAAGTCTTCGATTGTATAATCAAGTTTAATGTTCAAGTTATTCCCTCCTTTATAAAACTATTATACGAAATTTTTTACGACGTGTCAATTTTATGGACAAATCCATTAAAAAAAGATATAATTAATTATAAGAAAATTTTAAAAGTATAGGAGGAAATTTTATGATTGTTTTAACCGAAATTGGTAGTTTCATCTTGGATGTAAACTCATATTTCGATTCTGTGTACGCGCCAAAAGAACTTGGCTTAGAGAACCCTTTTTGGGCTAATCATAAAGCATGGGCTGCCGCAAACCCGATAACTGATAATCCAGATGGAAGCCGCACAATTCAAATGAATCCTTATAATAAACCTTATGATAAGGAATATATTAGAGAATATAACCTCAAGAAAAATGATTATGTGGCTTTACGGATATTTCAAAAATATGGATATACAGAATATATGAAATATGCTTATAATCATGAGGTAAATTTAACTGTTCTTCCATGCGAAGGCGCAGATGGACAATGTAATATGGAGTGTGAAAAATTTGGAACGTGTTGAAATAGAAAAGATTAATGGTGTAGATATGTACCGATTAGACCCAACAAAAGGTGAAATACTTATTATGTCTTATGATATGAATGAAATAGATATTTCAACAGTCGCAGAAGTATTTCATCAAACCGCAAATATTATTCCAGATGCTTTTAAAGATAAATTCATAGCCATCCCAAAAGGAATTGAATTAGATATTACAACTGGAGAAGCATTAAAAATAATTATAGAAAGGTTGAAGGCATTAGATGGAGAAAGAGATTAAAATTCTTCCTTGTCCAAAATGTGATAATAGAGATATACATCTTATTTCTGGCTCTAATCCCGCAACCTCGGTTTTAAAATGCCTCGCGTGTGGGCATACAAGAGGAGGATTGAGTACTATCGAATCTTTAATATCAATTTGGAATACTGAAAGTGTGAATGGTAGGGCAAACCGCAGTCCTATCCGTATCTACATACCTTTTGGCGATTGGTCAAATGATGGTCATGGTAGGTATGAGAGGGTCATGGTGCTAGCACAGTCGATGGAAGATCTGCGGCAAGCCGTCGACAATATTCGTGAAAAATATGGGCCGCACATCTTTGATGAAATCGCAAACGAATATGGATATAGTGGAATTTCAGAGAACATATACAACATTCTTGTGGACAATGGATATGATTTTTCCAAAGTTGGAGAATTAGAAGATATTGCGGACGACTATGCACCAGAGGGCTGGCAGGAATATATTAAAAACGAAATCGTAAACAATCATAATGGCTTAATGCTTACAACTATTGAGGATATCTACTTCTTTCTTTTGAGGTTGGGCGGCGCAAGATTTGAAGTTTGTAAAGATGATATTCCAATGTTTACTTATGAAAGTGTAGGATATGGGTGTTTTTATGATTAAAAAAATTATTATATTATTTCTATTATTAATATCACTTTTAACCCTCGCCGCATGTGATGGTACAAATCCTTATATTCAAGTTCAAAATAACAACTGGACATATTCAAGTTACAACCGAGAAATTCAAATCGACAAGGGATATGAAATGGACCAGTCACACAGTTATGATATCATTGAAACTGAAAATGGAATAGATGTCATAATTCATTATAATTATATAGGAGAAGATGAAAGTGGATAATTTTATATTAACTGATTTTCAGAAAGACCAAGCAGTTGTTTTATATAAACTTCTTGTTATACGAGAAGACTACCGCAAGAAGGCAGATGCGGCCAGATGCAAATTCGACGCCGCAAAACTCCAAGAATATACAACAGAAATCAAAAAGCTCGACGCAAATATCAATACTATCTTATTTGGGATAGGAGGTACTTATGCTAAATGACCACGAAACAAAGGGCTCGTTTAAAACTAATCAAGAGAATAAAAAGAGCAGAGGAGAAATGCGAAAACCCCAATCTTTTTTTTATTGAACGTTTAGATAATCTTTTAAAATTCTTACAAGAGGAGCAGAAGATGGAAGAGAAAATTGATACAAAACTCAATCTTTGCGAAACCTGCGCGAAGTGCTTCGCGGATTGTGATAATGGAGAAGAGGGTATAGACTTCTTTTTTGGAGACGGTCTCGGCAATGATAATGTTTATAGGTGCAAATCCTATGAAAAGAATGTATAGTGAAGAATATAAAAGAATCCGCGCGGCTATGGAGAAGTGGCCTCAGTGGAAGATTGATTATTATAATAAATATTATGCGGTTCCAGGGCATGAGATTAAGAATATTTTTAATATGACGGATGAAGAGTTGGCAGCAGATTTTGAAAAGAAGATGGCCGATAGACGGTAGATTCGTAGACCCGTATGTGAAAAATGAAAAATGAACAGTCGGTCGAAGTTATGGTGGATAATCAATTTTTTCATTTCGCTAAAAATTTTATCCCACAATACACCCCCCTATCTCACTAGGCCGCGCACGGCCCCTATTTCTATTATACACCAACATCGCAACTTTGTCAATAGTCATTATACACAAATATTTTTTGTATTTTTTTCCTAAAACTGTGCATTTTCACAACAAAAATCTTTGTGTATTTTGACGAAAAAATATTTTTAAAAAAACTATTGACAAACCTACCCCAATGTGGTATTATAATTACAGAAAGAGAAAGACACCAACAACAAGGAGTAGATTGAAATGACAAAAGTTATTTATTTCGATATGGACGGAACAGTTGCTGACCTCTATGGTAGCGAGAATTGGTTGGAAAACCTTAGAGAAGAAAGAGCTGGAGCTTTTATCAATCTTGCTCCGATGGTCAACATGGAAGAACTTCGCAAGGTCTGCATGGAGCTGATGGCACAGGGTTGGCGGTTCGGTATCATCACTTGGTTGCCCATGCAAGCAAGCAGAGAGTATGAAGAGGTCTGCACCATTGAGAAGAAGGCTTGGCAAGAGAAGCAGATGCCTTGGATTACAGAGTTCTATGCTCAAAGCTATGGAGTACCTAAGCAGTACGCACCAGTCAAGAGAGCAGGGCGCATGGTTCTGGTTGATGACAACAACGAAGTTCGCACGACATGGGACACAGCAGTACAGAGAACAAGCATTGACGCCAAGGGCAACATGATTGAAGAGTTGAAAAAACTTCTTGACAAATAACCCTAAGCATGGTATAATAGAAGTACAGTAAGAGAGAGAGGCAGGCAAGAGTATGAAGATGATAGGTAAGATAGTAATAGCGCTGTGTGGGTGCGGTTGGGTGTGGGCAATAGCAAGCTACATAGATGTAGTGACGCACAACCTAAGCACAGAGCCAGTGTATCAAGCATGGAATCTATTTACTCTTTTGTTTTGAGGTGAGAAGATGAAACAGACTATCAAGTATTGGGTCAAGCACCCACTATTCCCAGTGGTAATAATTACCTTAATCTTTTTGAATATCTTTTGTACGTTTGTATTTGCACAAAAGGCAGAAGAAAATCAAGGGCAATGTGGTAACCCTATCACAGAGCAGACCCGCATTGAGTGCGGTTGTGTGCTTGCTATTGATGGCGATGAGTTGACCATCGAGGACGAGACTGGTAACATCTGGAAGGTAGAGATTGGTAATCCAAGCGAATTTAGTATTGATTATTACTATTGTATCTTCTTCAATACAATGGGTACAGATAATATTAAGGACGATGAGATTGTAAAATTGTGGAAAGAGGTTTGGTAAAAATGCCAAACTTTTCTCCTTTTTTTGTATACTTTTACTATTGACAAAATGAAAAGACTGTGGTATAATTGACTGCGCCGCGGTCGGGCGCTAATTTTGTCAAGGGGTATAATAGCCAAATTTTCGGCTTGAGATTTGTGCAATTTGACTACTTGACTTTTTCCTGAAATGTGGTATAATAGTATTAGAAAGTGAGGGACATATATGAAAGGTAATAGCTATCGAAAGTTTTTTAAAATAGACCGTTTTGCTCGCAAGTATTATTGTAAACACGCAAGACTAAATCAACTTCGTTCTGATAAGAAACAATCTAAGAAAAAAATCAGAAGAGATTTAAAAAAAGTCTTGACAAAAATTTTGATTGATGATATAATGTAATTACAGTAAAGAAATGAAAGAGGTAATAAAATGTTTGGTAAAAATAAAAAAGTCGTTTTCAATCCCTATGATAACCGCTATGAAACCATGTGGCTTGACTTACAAGAGAAAAGCACAATTCTTGCAAATCGAGTAAGAACAAGTTATGTCAGAAATGCTTGCATTGATGTTTACCCTGACGGTCCAGATAAAGAAAAAGCTATCGTAGATAGCAAAGACGCTAAATACTCTCTTTTGTGCGCTATTGGTTCTTATGATACTGCTAAAATGGAGCTTCAAAATTTTTACAAAGAAAACAAAGAAAAGTTGGAAAAATGCTCCAACTGGAATCCTGAAAGATTCTCCAATAGCCATAAACTAATTGAAATCTATGTTGAAAATTTAATAAAAAGGGCTTGACAAAAGTCTTTCTCTATGTTACAATAGAAACATGAAAGAGAGGTAATTCAAATGCTTAAAATCGAAGAAGTCACCACTGAAAATACTTACGAACTGCGCGTGATTGATGCAAGAGGAGAAGAAACAGTTTCCTACATCGGCACAGAAGAAACCATCTGCGGACTCTGCCTTCAGGATTTTGTTAAAGTTGATGAATTAGTCGAAAAGCTCTCCGTGAAATACGGAGAGCACGACGCAAAGGAAATTGTTTCCTTATTAGTTTTCAAAGAAATGATAAAAAAACAGTTGACAAACAAAAGGTAATGTGTTATAATAATATCATCAAGAGAAAGAAAGAGGTAAATTAAAATGAGAGCAATAGGAATAGTAAGAAGAATTGATGACCTGGGTCGTGTGGTGATTCCTAAGGAAATCCGGCGGACAATGAAAATTCGTGAGGGTGACCCGCTCGAGTTTTTTCTTCAGGATGGAATGGTTTACTTCAAAAAGTATTCCATGAACGTGAGCGAAGACCTTTTCGCAATCGTTGAGAGTCTGCGGGACGATGGTAATTTTGACCTTGCCAAAGCGGTTGAGGAAGTTGCCAAAATGTGTAAGGCAAAAGAAGAAGAGGAATAATCCTCTTCTTTTTGTGTATTTTGCCTATTGACAAAAGTGAAAAAGTGTGAAATAATTCTGTCAGCCGCGTGCGGCCGATTTTTTCATTATACCACAGGGCAGCAATTTTGTCAATAGGCAATTTGAACAAAGTTTGAAACTCTGGATTCCTGAAATTTGTGCATTTTGACGATTGACAGGGGCGCGTGGTTGTGGTATACTAATAACAGTTAAGAGAATTCAAAACTTACTTGCCCATGTGGGTCGCTTGAAAAAAAGTTTGAAAAATGTTTGAAAAAACTCTTGACAAACTCCACAAAGTCTGTTATAATAAGTACATAAGGTTGAGGAAGTGATGGCAAACCTCAATCAGAGAAAGAGGTAATTAAAATGGAAAAAATTGATAAGCGTCATGTCTACGGCATTATGATTGATACTGAAACTGCGAATGGTCTTGATGACCCTCTTGCCTATGATATTGGTTGGCAAGTCATTGATTCGCATGGTCGCAAGTATGCGGAACGCTCTTTTGTCAATCGTGACATTTTTATCCATGAGCGTGAGTTGATGCAGTCTGCATACTACGCAAATAAAATTCCTATGTATGCGGAACAAATCAGAAGTGGCAAGCGCATTATGTCAAACACTTTTGAAATCCGCAAGGCTCTTGCCGAAGATGTGGCAAAATATGGTTGCGTGTTTATCTGCGCGCACAATTCATTTTTCGATTATCATTCTACCAATAATACCCAGCGTTGGGTGACGAAATCCAAGTATCGTTATTTCATTCCTTTTGGTCTGGAATGGTGGGATACCATGAGAATGGCAAAATCTGTAATGTTTGAAATGCCAACTTACAAAAAGTTTTGCGAAGAAAATGGTTATTTTACTTCAAATGGTCAAATGCGCTGTACTGCTGAAATCCTTTTCCAGTTTATTTCCAATGATGTAAATTTTAAGGAAGAACACACTGGACTGGAAGATGTTGACATTGAGCGTCAAATCCTCGCCTACTGCAAGCGACAGCACAAAAAAATGAGAAAAACACTTTTTAATAAAAAAAGTGCTTGACAAAAAACCAAAAACATGATATACTAAGTATGTAATCAAGGGAAACCTTGTTACAATAAAAAAAGGGTGGCGACCAATCGCCTTACAAAGAAAGGAAATGATATTATGGCTAAGAAAACTAAGAAAATCGACCCGAAAATGACTTTCAAAGGTGAAGTTATGGAAGTTGTAACTTCCGCCCTTACTGAAAAGGGTTTCGAAATCCTTGCAGGTGAGGACTTCGGCTTCACCAAGGGCACGCTCGTGATTCGTGGCGAGAGCTACGACATGCAGCTCAAGCCCATCACGCCCAAGGCAGGCGTTGAGCGTTACGAGGTGGGCGAAGACGCCGAGTAACCAAAATCTGGGAGAGAGAAATCTCTCCCATTTTTTTGTGCATTTTGCCTATTGACAAAAATCCAAAAGTGTGGTATAATTTTGGTCCGCCGTGCCCGGCGGCCATTTTTGTCAAGTGTTATAATACACAAATTTTAGCCAAACGATTTGGTTATTCTGCCTATTGCTTTTTATCCTAAAATGCGCTATAATGTATTTACAAGGTAAGGAGTGATTCAGATGGCAAAGATTACAGTAGCAGAAGTTAAAAGACTTGCAATGGCAAATTATAACAATGGTGGCGATGGTGTCATTGAGTGTTATGAGGATAAAGACATTCAGGAAGATATTGACAATGGTATGACAACAGAAAAAGATTGGCTTCAGTCGTTTGGTGTGCGTGATGAGGTTATAAAAGATATTCAAAATTCTTAAAATAACCTATTGACAGATAGAAAAAACTATGCTATAATAATTATAGAAAGTAAGAAATGAGGTAAACAAAAATGACATTTTTATTAGTATTCGTTGGTCTGTCGATTGTAAACGTGGTGTTCTCCACGATTCGTTCAATAGTAACAATCAAGGGTGGTAAACTCGTTGCAAGCCTTACATCTGGTGGTTACTTCGCATTTTACAACATCATGTTGATTTACACTGTGGCAGATTTCCCAATGTGGCAGAAATGCGTAATCACTTTTGTTTGTAATGTGTTCGGTGTATTCATTGTGAAGTTTGCCGAGGAAAGAGCAAGAAAAGACAAACTCTGGAAAGTGGAATTTACTGTCAGAAAAGCCTTGACTGAAAATGTGCGGTCAACTCTTGAAACGGCAAATATTCCCAACAACTACATTGAGAACGTGGGAAATTATACCATCTTTAATATCTACTGCAAGACGCAAAAAGAAAGCGCATTTGTAAAAAGTCTTGGTGAGCAGTACAAAGCAAAATTCTTTGTGACTGAAAGCAAAAGTTTATAAAAGGGGGAAAGGGTTGACTAAAAATGGTCAACCCTTTTTAATGTAGTTATTAGATTTTTCATAGTTAGTATAAGGAGGAATAAAAAATATGTGGAAAATTTATCCAAAAAATATTAACTATGAATGTTCTGAATTGGGTGAAATTAGAAATGTAAAAACAAAACGTATCTTAAAACCAAAAATTAGAAAAGATGGCTACTATGATATTAATTTACATAATAATGGAAATCAAAAAACAGAACGAGTACATCGCATAGTTTTAGAAACTTTTCAACCTGTTGAAGATTCAAATTTATTTGATGTTAATCATATTAACGGGATTAAAACAGATAACAATTTACAGAATTTAGAATGGATGCCCGCAAAGGTAAACCGAGGAATTAAAATGAATGAACAAAGAGGAGAAATTGTTTTATTAATTAATGATTTAATACAACAAATAGGATTTGAAGAAACTAAAAAAGAATTAAAAAAATTACTTGACAAACCCCTTTCCCCGTGGTATAATAAGACCATGAAAGAGAGGTAAAAAAAAATGAAATGGAACGAATTTTTTAAGATGGCTGATGAAAAGTATGGTAATGCAATTGCCGAGGAAGATTCCGACCCACTGGTAATTTGTCCAGAGTGTGGCGAACCACTTTTTGAAGCTGACTACGAAGAAAAACCTGTGTGTCATGCCTGTGGTTTCAATCTTGAAACTGACGAATACGAAGAGGAAGATGAATAATCTTCCTTTTCGTCATTTTGCACAAATTTTCGGTCACCCGCGCACGGGCGCTAAATTCCATTATACCATGCCGTGGCATTTTTGTCAAGTGGTAATTTGCACAAAAAATTTTTAAAAAAAATCCCGAATTTGTGTAAAATAACTATTGCATTTTACGCCACCCTATGCTATAATAAAAGAGTAGTAAGGGACAGGACAAAATCAAGACCAAAAAAAAATAAAAAAAGTTTAAAAAAAGTCTTGACAAACTCCACCGCCTATGCTATAATAAATACATAAGGAAGAGGAAATCTTCCAAATAAAAAATGAAAGAGGTAGATATTTATGGCAAAGAAAACTAACAAGAAGGTTAATCCGAAGGACGTTGCAAAGAAGGCTGTTATGGACGTCATCACCGAGGCTCTGGAAAATGCTGGTATGTCCGTTGAGGACGGCACTGACTACGGTTTCACCAAAGGCACTGTGGTCATTCACGCTGAAACCTGTGATATTCAGCTGAAGCCGATTGCCCCGAAGTCTGGGGTTGACCGCTACGAGAAGGGCGAGGAAGAGGGGGAATAATTCCCCCTTCCCTTCTCAAAAAAAATTCAAAAAACACTTGACAAAGCGTTTCCATAATGCTATAATGGAAACATGAAAGGGGTCGATATTATGGCTAAGAAGAACACTGAAAAAGAAAAAGCAATTCTGAAAAATATGGAAACGCTGGGTCTAACCCGTGAGGAAGCCGAAGAACTTTATGCGTTTGATAACGATGAAGTCGGCAATGATGAGGTTGACGCAATCGAGGAAAAAGCCGAAAAGGAAAAGAAACCCAAAGGTTCTTCACTTGATAAAGTCAAGCTGATGAAAGCGAAAAAGAAAGCCGATGCCGAAAAAGAAAAACTCATTCAAGATATTTTCGGCTTTGTCAAAGGGCTTGAAGTTGTGCAGACTTCAACAGAGGTTACAGGCACAAAATTGAGCCTAAAGACAAAAGATGGTAACTTTTACAGCGTGACAGTTACCAAGCACAAAAGCCGACCCGATGGCTTGAAGGAGGAATAAGAAAATGGCAAGAGTTTCCAGATTCGCCCATCTTCCCACGGCACAAAAGCAAAAGAATGGAAAAGACTTCCAGTATGCATATGTCCTGCGGATTGGCGACCCGCAGGAAAATCTTTACAAAATCGGCACGACAAATGACCCACGGCGCAAAATGTTAGAACATGAAAGATATTACAAAAAGCCTATCGAAGTTCTTTGGCTCTCTCCTAAATTGCGTGGACGCTTTACAGCTTTGCGAGTGGAAGAGGACAACAAGGAAAAATGGATTGCCGAGGGTTTAGGCGAATACATCCGAAACGATAGATTTATTATCACCGAGGAAGTCACAGAAATTTCTGTAACCATAAAAAAAGAGTACAAAATCAAAATAAGGGGTTGACAAATGTCTCCCCTTGTGGTACAATAGAAATATGAAAGGGGAGATAAAAATGAAATGTCCTGTTTGCGGTTGCGATTCCCACATGGAAAGAGATGGGCAAGACCTTGAATTTATCGACGAAATCCTAATAGGCGCTTTTTATTTCTGGTGTCAGAATTGTGACAGTCGTTTCCAGTTAACCGAGCGCTATAATGTTTCTATGATTGATTCAGAAATGACAACGCTTGACGAATGCCACGAGAATAATTTTGGAGAAGCTGAGAATTATGACTAAATTCTCAGCTTCTTTTTTGTTTATTTTGCCTATTGACAAAACCTGCGGTTTGTGCTATAATTTGAGTCGGCCGCGCATGGGCGGTTTTCCCGGACGTGTCGCCTATATGCAAATTTTTCATGGACAATGTCGACTTTTTTCGGTTCCACGTTTTTCCCGGAATTGCCTTAAATTTTGTGCAACTTGTATATTGACATTTCCTATTTTTTATGATATAATATATATATAGTAAAAAAAAGTTAAAAAATTAAAAAAGGAAGGTGTCAAGATGGCTAAGAAGAACGTTAAATCGGCCGCTGTCAAAGAGAGGGAAGCAGAAATCCTTAAGAGCATGAAGGGACTTGGCATTTCAAGAGAGGAAGCTGAAGAACTTTATGCCTTTGACCACGATGAAATTGAGTGCGAAGAGGTCGCCGCAATTGAAGAGAAGATAGCCACTGAAGCTGGCGAAGAGAAGAAGGCACAGAGAAGCCCGCTCGAAAAGGTTAAGCTGATGAAAGCTAAGAAGAAAGTGGATGCGGAGAAGAGCTCTATTATTGACCGCATCTTTGGATTCGTGCGCGCTCAAGAGGATATGGTAGGCACACAAGAAATGACGTCTACTAAGATGTCCTTTATGGGCGAGAGCGGCACTTATTACAGCGTCACTATTACTAAGCACAAGAGCAGACCAGATGGTTATAGTGGCGTAGAGAAGTGAGACTCCCGCTCACTTGAAATCTTTTAATTTTTATAATATAATATATTATAAGGTTAAGGGAGAACAAAAGAGAAAAGAAAGGGAGTGGGGTTATGGAAAAGAAAGTAATGGAACTTCAAGAGATTAAAGAGATGCTGAAGTCTCTCAGCTTGCGGCATGGAGATATCTTTGATATCGAGGTGTCAATTAATGGTCGGCTTACTAGAACTCTTGGTCGCGTGAAGATGACCGGCACTAAGTCTAACTGTAAACCTTCTTCCATGGAATTCTCTCGTGAAATGCTTGAGACTGTATCAAGAGAAGACATAATGTCTGTAATTCGTCACGAGTGGGCGCATTACTACATCACCAAAACCACTCATGAAGACCATGGTCATGACAGAATGTTTAAAGACCTTTGCGATAGCATAGGCTGCCATGGCACGACCAATATTAAGGTCGAGCGCACTGTTGAAGTCAAGAGCAAGTATAGTGTCTACTGCGCTGACTGCGGCAAGCTTGTGGCTGAATATAGCCGTAAGTGTAAGACCGTAGACCATCCGGAGTTATATACCAGTAAGTGCTGTAACGCGAGACTTCGGGTAGAGAAGAATTATTAAGATTTTTCAGACCTTTTTTTGAAAGGATTTTGGTGAGAAAATGGAAAAGGAAAAATGTAGCATGTGCGGGAAAGAAGTTCCTGCTGAGGAAGTTGTTATTATAGGTAGTGCTGTAATGTGCGCTGATTGCGCACAGGAAGCGTATCATTGTCTCCAGATGATAGAGCAAGGAATGAAACTCTGGTAATAGGGCCTCTACCCAGAGCCAACGTCTCTTGCCTTTTGTAAAAAAATTTGTTATAATTATATTACAGTAAGAGAAGAGAAAAAAGCTTAAACAATTGCTTTGAAGGTGTCCTATGATGGGACGGGACATCATGTTCCAGACGATTAAGATTTTGACTTGACTCTTACTGTTTTTTATTGTATAATATATATACAGTAAAGGAAAGAGAAAAAAAGTTGGGCGAAGTTAGTAAAAAGTATCCTGCGAATTCTCGTTTCATTTGCAAAGACCTAAAATTTATGATATAATATATTATAAGTTAAGGGAAACAAAAAAAAATATGCGTCTGTAGCTCAGTTGGTAGCAGCAATGGTCTTTTAAACCATAGGTCGAGGGTTCGAGCCCCTCCAGTCGCACCACGTTCGGATATCTTGCACTATCCATTATGAACGACAAACAGGAACATCTCGCTCTGTTCCAAAAATTTTGAAAAGGGGAAAGATAAAAATGGGAAAGACAATCAATTCGTTGAAGGACCTCGGCGCTGCAATGGGCATGAAGGTCAAGACCCGTGAGGTTCAGGAGAAGGCTCTCAAGTGCCGCAACTGTGCGCTGATATGGAGCATATTGCCGGAACCAACGTCTATGTATGCCATGGCATCAAGGTTATCAAGGATGCCGAAGGCAAGGAGACCAAGAAGGCTTGCACAAATACCTTCCTCCGCAAGAATTAAGTTGACACTCTCTTAATTTTATAGTATAATATATTATAAGGTTAAGAAAAGTTTTGGAAGTTCAAGATTATTGGCTTGAACATCAGAGGAAAGCTTGGTGGTTGCTTCTTCTGGAACCCGACCTCTTAGGTTGACACTCCCAAGTTTTTAGTATATAATATATATACAAGGTAAGAAAAAAACAAAAAAAAAATATGCTCGAGTGGTGGAATCGGCAGACACAAGGGACTTTGATGTATTCTATCCATCCAAAATATGGATACTACTATGTAATAATAGTAGAGAGTGCCTAAGAGGAAACTCTTAGAGTAGAAGCTGGCTAAAACGGCGAAGGCGAATACAGAACGCCGTGCTAAGTTTCTTTGGGCAGACTCATTTAAGTGGAACACACTATTTTTCATATATAATGAAAGGTGGTAGACTTAAATGAGAAAATATGATAAAGAGTGGCTTCAAGGATTGTGTTCTTCGAGTTACTCCTACGCGGAAGTTTTAATTAAAGCTGGTCGTAAGATTGGCGGAGGCGCACAACAAACCTTAAAAAAGAAGATTTCTGAATATGGAATTGATGTTTCACACTTCACAGGGCAGAGATGGTATGATGCTCCGGGAAAAGAGTGTAATTTAAAGAAGCAAGATAGAGAAAAATATTCTTTAAATGAAGTTTTTGTGAAAAACAGTCCAGTTACTCAGAAAGTTCTTAGAGGTTATGTTGAAAGGCACAATATCTTAGAATATAAATGTCAACAATGTGGATGTGACGGTCATTGGCAAAATGGAATAATTGCCTTAGAAATTGACCACATAGACGGAGATAATACTAATAATGAAAAAACTAATCTTCGCTATTTATGTCCAAATTGTCATGCTTTAACAGAAACTTACCGAGGAAGAAATAAAGCCCTAAAGAATAAATGTGTAGAGAGTATACACCAGCTACCTAAGTCTGAATAAGATATGGTAAAGACGTACTCCAGACTACAACGGCTATTAAGCCGGCTATGGTGACATAGAGTAGTAAGAAAATCCCTCGCTGAAAAGGCGTACGGGTTCAAGTCCCGTCTCGAGTACCAAGAACGAAAGTTCTACATTAAAACTAATTTTATTATTGAAAGGAAATGTTAATTATGGCTAAGAAAACTACAAAGAAAGTCGATCCTAAGAAAGTCGCGAAGAAAGACCTGTCCGCTGTTATCTCTGAGGCGCTTGTCGCCGCAGGTTATGAAGTCTCTGATGGCGTTGCCCGTGGCTTCACCGAAGGTTCTCTCTGCGTCTCTATGACCGAGACTGATGTTCAGGTCAAGCTGATCACTCCTAAGGCTGGAGTTACCCGCTATGCTGTCCTCGATGAGGACGAAGCTTCTGAGGAAGCCGGCGAGTAATATGGCAATCGGGGAGGGACAATGAGCCCTCCCCACCATATCCCCGTATAGTTCAATCGGTAGAACAGCTGGTTTATACCCAGTATTAGCGCCTGATTAGCGTAAGGTTTAAGGTTCAAGTCCCTGTGCGGGGAGTCTCTTGTGTTGATAACCTCCACGTGGTAAGAGATGGTTAATACTAATATCAACATTTTTGGTCCCCTTATTTTAATTGTATATTAATAAAATTCATATGCAATATAAGGAGGATTAATATGGCTTTTATTTATAAAATTACCAATAATATAAATCAAAAAATTTATATTGGTAAGACTGAGTTTTCTGTAGAAAAACGTTTTCAAGAACATTGTAAGGATGCTTTTAAAGAGCAAAAAGAAAGTCGTCCGTTATATTCAGCCATAAAAAAATATGGTATAAATAATTTTTCTGTTGAAATAGTTGAAGAAACTTCTAAGCCAGAAGAACGAGAAATTTTTTGGATTGACCAATATAATTCATTAAATGATGGATATAATGCTACCCTAGGAGGCGATGGAAAGCGTTTATTTGATTATGAGAATATTAAAAAACTAATTTTAGAAAGAAAAACCTATTCTGAAATTAAAGCAATTATTGGATGTTCTAGAGATACAATTTTAGCAGTGGCGCAGCAATGCGAATTAACAGTAATAAATGCAACAGCAAAAAGAGTTATAGGAACTAATAAAATTACTCAAGAAATTCAAATTTTTGATTCGTCTCATGAAGCAGCACGTTGGTTAAATTCTCAAGGACACACCCATTCTAAACCACAAGATATTAATTCTAAAATTAGTCAGGCTTGTAGAGGAATTAGAAAAAGTGCTTATGGTTTTTACTGGAAATATTTTCAAATGGAAGGTTAGCAAAAATGGTTTATGCGCTGGTTTGAAGCACCAGATATGTCAGATCGTTACTGACACCTTCCACCATATGGAGGGTTAGTCTAATGGTAAGGCACCAGTCTTGAAAACTGGCGTGTCGGTGAGAGCCGGCTTGAGGGTTCAAGTCCCTTGCCCTCCGCCAAATGAAAGAAAGGCACACACAGCAACAATTACATATTAAGAATGATACAGATAAATTTTTACCTCTCTCTTCCTTTCCAATGTAATTTGTGCCTTGACACTTTCAAAAAAATAGTTTATAATGTTAGAACACAAAAGAGAAAAATAAAGACACACACAGCCATCCTTAAATGGTAAATAAAAATTTCTGATTAAAATTTTTTAATGGGTTCAACTCCCACAACTTTGTGTCTTGTTTAAATGGCCCTATCGACAAGCGGTTTAAGTCACCAGACTTTCAATCTGGAGTCACGGGTTCAAATCCCGTTAGGGTCACCATAGGCAACAATAGGAGGGTTAATATGCTTCATATGCCGTCCAACGATAGCCTTTTCTATGGCTCTGTAGCATAGCGGTCTAATGCGCTGGCCTGTCACGTCAGAGATCGAGAGTTCAAATCTCTTCAGAGTCGCCACTCGCGAATGCGAGGAACCCCTTTCCCCTTTCTGGGAGCTCATTTCCCCGAGCTCCCTCCCATGCTCTCGTGGCGCAATTGGCAGACGTTTTGGACGAAAGAATATAATGTCTTACCTCTAAAACTTATATTAAGTAAGGAGGTAATCAAATGCGTAGATTAGATATATTAGAAAAAAAGGAACAAATTTTACAATGGATTTCTGAAAATAAACCAAAAGCATTTATTTGTAAGGAATTACATTGTAAGCCAGAAACTTTAAATTCATACTTAAAAATAATGGAAATAGAGTACGCTGGTAAACAAAATGAAAAAGGTAGAAAAAGTACTAATTATAAAACTGCAATAGAATATATTGAAGGAACCACAGTTAAATCTCATATATTAAAAATGAAACTTATCAGAGATGGACTAAAAGAAGAAAAATGTGAAATTTGTGGTTTGCAAGAATGGCTAGGAGAAAAAATTCCTTTAGAACTTCATCATAAAGATGGAAATCATTTTAATAACAAATTAGAAAATTTAGAAATTTTATGCCCCAATTGTCATGCTTTACAGCCAAACAACAGTGGAGCAAATTCCTATATGGGCGAATGATGGAATTGGTAGACAACTTTGACTTAGAATCAAAGGCTATATTAGCGTAAGGGTTCGAGTCCCTTTTCGCCCACCATATATCGGAGCACTGTAGAGATGGTGGTTCTACGGCAGTCTGTAAAACTGTTCCCACAGGGTAAACGTTGAAGGTTCGAATCCTTCTGCTCCGACCATATTTCATTTGCAATCTTCTTAATTTTATGATATAATATATTATAAGGTTGAGAAAACAAAAAAAATTATTATTTAAGAAAGAGGTAATTATTCATAGGACTTTTTAGTAAGAAAACTTTTCAGACAACTGATGAGATGGTATCTGCGGCGACCAGTTCGCTCCAGTATGATATCGGTGATTTGATGGCGCGTAAGGAAGCAGCTCTTAGTGGTTTCCGCCAGACAGCTGTTGACCTTGATAACGTGAACTGCGGTCTTCGAGACAAGGTTTCCAAGCTTGATGAACTTGATGTGTTCATCGCATCCCAGCGTTCTGCTGCTACTCAAATGATTCAGGACAATGATGCTGTGCGTCAGCGCATTCTGGACATCATAGGCGAGTAATCGGCAGTTAATATATATAGTTTGTCTGAAACTCTTACAACATACTCGAGAGTTCCCCAAGTGGTTAGGAGAGTATTTCCCATATATTGCGGGGTAGAGCAGTGGTTAGCTTAGCAGCCTCATAAGCTGAAGGTCGTGGGTTCAAATCCCCGCAACCATAACTAATGCGAGGACGTGAAGTGGCATTGTGTCCCTAGTAACGTCGGGGTCCCAACTCCCTATCAAACGCAGAGGGGTTATAGATAATATTTTAATAGATTTTCGGTTCTTTCATGACGATATGTTGGCCAACATACGAGGAATGAAAAGTTTTGGTCTTATTTTCTACAAAAAGGACGGGATGAACCAACCATACGGGCACGTTTTTGAAGAATTTCGAGAAAAATTTCTTCCTCTCTTTTTCGGGGAGTAGAGTAATAATCCCCGATATTTGCTGGTGTGGCTCAACGGTAGAGCAACTGCCTTGTAAGCAGTAGGTTGCAGGTTCGATTCCTGTCACTAGCTCCAATGATTGGTTTGTAGGTCATCTAACATCTTAAAAGGAAACCTTCATTGACTTCCCTCAATTTTTATGATATAATATATTATAAGGTTGAGAAAAACAAAAGAAAGGTGAGAGAAATGGACAAACGCATGTTCAAAAAGGAAGGCGAGGAACTTCAACAGTATCTCCACTTTCGCAAACGTGGTTCAAGAGTAGATAATAAAAAGGGTAAGGGCGCATACAAAAGAAAGAAGAAAGTGCGCCAAGACGTCGATAATTAAATGGCCCAGTCGTCTAATGGTTCAGGATTCCGGATTCTCAGTCCGGTGATAGTAGGTTCGAATCCTCTGTGGGTCAGGAGTTCAAAGTTAATACCTTCACGTGGTGAACTCTGTTTAAACTAAAATTAACTAAATAAGAAAGGAGCTAATTAATTTTGGCATACATCTATAAAATTGAAAACATTATAAATCATAAGATTTATATTGGACAAACTAATTTTTCATTAGAAAAACGATTTAAAGAACATTGCAAAGATGCCTATGCAAGAGATAAAGAACAAAGACCTTTATATGCGGCTATGAGAAAGTATGGGATAGAAAATTTTCAAATTTTTCTTGTAGAAGAAACTTCTAGTCCTCAAGAAAGAGAGATTTTTTGGATTGAACAATATCGCTCTTTTAAAAATGGCTATAATGCTACACAAGGTGGAGAAGGAACAAAATACTTAGACTATGATTTGGTTTTGGCTACATACCAAGAGATTCAAAATTGTACTAAAGTGGCTGAAAAGCTAAATATTTCTAGAGATTCTGTCTCAGCTATCGTAAAATCTTTTGAGGAAAAAGTATTAAGTGCTACAGAAGTTGGAAAAACAAAAGGAACTTTAATAAATCAATATGATTTAAAAGGAAATTTTATTCAAACTTTTCCTTCTATAAAAAGTGCGGCTAAATTTCTTGGTGTCGCAGGAGTATCTCATATAAGCGATGTTTGTAAAGGCACTCGTAAAACAGCCTATGGGTATATTTGGAAATATTCCAATTTATAATATATCACCAGAAAATCTACTTCCCACCGTGGAGATTCCCTTATTTAGACGTCAATAAGGTTACAAACGGGGGCATATGTGCGGTATTGGTGTAATGGTAGCATTCGAGTTTTCCAAACTTGCAGTAGGGGTTCAAGTCCCCTATGCCGCTCCAATAAGATACAAACAGCAAATTATTTAAAAATTTTCTGCCAAAAAATTAGAAAAAATTTATTGTATCTTGTACAATATGGGCTTTGGGACTGCATGGGGTGGTCACCTGCCTTGCAAGCAGGATAACAGATGGGTTCGATTCCCATAAGGTCCACGGCGTCTATTATAGATACCTTTACGTGGTGACGCTATTTTAACTAAAATCTATAAGGAGATTGATTTTAATGCAAGGTTATATTTACCTCATTGAAAATAAAATCAATGGGAAGAAGTATGTTGGACAAACATCTTATAGATGAAGATCATAATAATAATGAACTATCTAATTTATGTATTTTATGCCCAACTTGTCATCGCAAGATTACTTTACATTATTATCAACTGAAAGACAACCAATTACAGCCAATTTAATTTGGCTTATATAGAGAATGTGGTGTAACGGTAACACACCTGATTTGGGTTCAGGAGTAGCGGTTCAAATCCGACATTTTCTACCATTTACCTCTTTCTTTCAAATATTTTAGAGAAAAGCTTAGAAATTTTATGTTTCTAAGCTTTTTTCGCATCTTTTGGCGCATTTTGAGCTGTTACCGGCAACGACCGACAATTTTACCATATTTTTTATGGGAAGTCAAGAGAAAAGTGAAAAATTTTCAAATTTTTTCAGAAATTTTCCCAAAATTCCCACTATAGGCGACTTTCTTATGGACAATGAGGCAAAATTTTTCTAAAA